GACGAATGAAAGCAGACAAATATAAACAAGAAGAGATAAAAAACATGCTTGAAAAGGCGCAGGAGTTGGGAGAAGATACCGCCTTTTAAGCATGTAACAGGAAATTGCACGTTTCCGGAAAAAGAAACAAGCCCCTTATAGTTTAAATAAATTATAGGGGGCGAATGTTTAAGTGTCAACAGAAAAGACCAATGAAGAACTGGTAAGGCTGATTTGTTCCGGTATGGATGCAAATGCAAACTTAGAACAGCTCTGGAAGCAAATGGAAAGACTTGTATATAAGATTTCAAAGCAGTACCGGTCTGAAACAGATGACTTGATGCAAGAGGGTTTTTTGGGATTAATTCGGGCGGTGGAACTGTACAACGAAGCCGAGGGCATACCCTTTGTAAATTATGCCGCTAAATGGATTCGGGCTTTTATGAGCAAATATGCAGCAGGAGATAAGGTGGTAAAACTCCCTGTAAATGATTATTATCTTTCAAGGAAAATGTTAAAGGTGATAAGTGAGTACAAAAAGCAGGAGAACAGGCAGCCGACTAGATGTGAACTATGTCACTGGCTTGAAGTTTCCCCTAGTCAGCTAAAAAGAATTGAGTACATGGTAAACATGGACGTTTCGGCAAGTTTGAATAAACAGGCATCCGAAGAAAGTGATGATACCATTGAAGATTTATTGCAAGACTTTAACACGAATGTAGAAGAAAATGCACTTGACAAGGTGCAAAATGAGCAATTAAAAGCAACGATATGGGCACTTGTGGAAACTTTAGACGAACAACAGGCATTTACTTTAAAGGCAAGATATCAAGAAAATTTGACCTTAAAAGAATGTGGTGAACGTTTAGGAGTTACGCTTGAAAGTGCGAGACGATACCAAGAAAACGGATTGAAAGAACTTAGAAAGCCAAGCAAAAGACACAAGCTGGAATCGTTTTTAGATGACAGGGTAAGAAGTATTTCTTTGCATGGGTCTGTCTCGTCATTCCGACATACCGGGAGCAGTTCAACAGAGCGTGCAGTTTTGAAGATGGAAGAGTGGGAAGAAAGAAGAAATGGAACGATTAAATGAGTGCAGGAAAGCAAAGCTAGAAGCAGACAGGATAGCAAAGCAGATTGTGGAGCTTCAAGAAATGGGTACACCTTCATCCGAGATTAACAAATTATGGCAGATGCTTTTACAGGAGCGCACAAGATGGTTGAAACAGTTCATGGAGATTGACCGGATATTTGGGAAGATGTCAGATACAAACGGTATGCTTGTTTTACGGTACCGGTATATTTGGGGCAAGATGTGGAGCGAAGTACAACAGAGGTTAGGCTATGAACGTGCTCACATAAACCGCATACACAAAAGAGCCTTGAAAGAATTTGAACAGATAGCTGAAAAGGGAACGAAATAGAACTGGTATTCGATAGAGAACCACGGA